TTTGCGAAATAAGCTCGCAACGGTAGTCTCTGATTCTGGACAATTGACATTACAAATTCAATTACTCCAAGCAGATATTGTAGAACTGAATAATAAACTTGGTGAACAGACTAAGTTGTTCAAGGGGCTGTTAGAAGAAGAACAAGTATTAATCAAAGGGTTATCTGAAAAGTATGGCGCTGGTCAAATCAACTTTGAAACCGGCGAATTTACACCAGAGAAATAACAAAATTTAGTTTGGAGAATACCGTATGGCAGAAAGAATCGTGTCGCCTGGTGTCTTTACACAAGAACGCGACCAAACATTCCTCGCTCAAGGCGTTGCTGAAATAGGCGCGGCGTTTGTTGGTCCAACTACTAAAGGACCAGCATTCGTAGCTACCCCAGTTCAAGGACTAGATGGATTCGTCACCTCATTTGGTGAACCAGATGGTACTTCTTATATGGGATACACCGTTAAGAACTACCTTCAAGAAGCTGGTAGTGCAACGATTGTTCGTGTTCTTGGTTTAGCTGGATACACAACAAGTGTCGCAACTATCTTCGCTTCTGGTTCAACTGGAAATAAGGTATTCGCAGTTCTTCATCCAACTGTATCGGGAAGTTCACTTAGTAGTGTAGTGGTAGGTGGTACTACATCAAGTTTCAGTGTAGTGGTCAGTAGTTCCGCTAACATTCACTATTCAGCAAGTGTTGTAAGTCCAACAGAAACTAATTCTTCATTCATCAATGAAGTATTTGGTACTGACGCACAAGGTAAGAGTTCAACTATTCCTGCATATGTTTATGCAGTGTTCCCAGATGCACTCAATCAAGTTGGTTCATTTGCTGGAGAATTAATCCACTTCTCCTCAAGTATCAACACATTAAACTTAGCAACTCAATACGATAATGCAACCACTCCTTGGATTCGTTCACAAACCATCGGTGGTAGTAAGCGTAATTTGTTCAAGGTACATACATTAAGTGACGGTACTGGTGCAAACAAGCAAATTAAGATTTCTATCACTGGTATTTCACCAAGTACCAATCCAGACAGTCAATACGGCTCATTCACACTTAATGTTCGTGAATTTACCGACACTGATACATCACCAGTTGTAGTTGAACAATTCAACAACTTAAACTTTGACCCAACTAGTCCAAATTATATCGCAAGAGTAATTGGTAACAGTGTTCCAACATATAACTCAAGTACTGGATTAACTACTTACGAAGGTGATTATCCAAACCTTTCAAAGTATATTCGTATTGAAATAAGTGAAGATGTCATTCCACAAAATGCAGTTCCATATGGATTCGCAGCATTGAACTCAGTATTCTCTTCAACTTCTGGTGAAGTTCCATTCACAGCATATGTGAACAGTCGTTGGGTAAGTGCAAGTGTTGCTGGATACAATGCAGATGCAACTGGTCCAAACACTAACTACTACGGATTCAACTTTGATGGTACATACGTATCTGGTAGTGTCTTTACCGCAGAATCATATCTTGGACCAACAGTAGGTTCAAACACTGTTGGTGGAGAATTCAATATTGAAAACCTTCCAGCAACAGAAGTAAATGGAAGTGCAATTTCTCTTACCAACCGCGACCACGTAACATATCGTCGTTTTTCAGTTCCATTCCAAAGTGGATTCGATGGATTCAAGCCAAACCGTCAAATCGCACTTGGTGGCGCAATCACCGCAACAAACACCCAAGGATTCAATCTTAACGGTGCAGCAGCATCTGGTTCAGTAGAATATAAGAGAGCATTGAATCAATTAAGTAATGCAGATGCAGTAGATTTCAATCTCTTAGTCGTACCTGGTGTTATCTACTCACAACACAGTTATATTGCACAATCAGCAATTGACATCTGTGAACAACGTGGTGACTGCTTCTATATCGCAGACCTTGACGTTCTTGACGCAACAATTGATTCAGTAACATCATACGCAGAACTTCTTGATACTAACTACGCAGCTGGTTACTATCCTTGGGTTCGTGTTCTTGACGATATTACTGGTAAGTTTCTCTGGGCACCACCATCAGTAGTTCTTCCAGAAGTATACGCATACAGTGATAACGTTGGAGCAGAATGGTTCGCACCAGCAGGATTGAACCGTGGTGGTATTCCAGGCGCAGTCGGTGTTAAGACTCGTCTAACTCAAGCACAACGTGACGAATTGTACGAATCAAAGGTCAATCCAATCGCACAATTCCCAGGACAAGGCATCTGTGTTTGGGGACAAAAGACATTACAACGTAGAGCATCAGCACTTGACCGCGTAAACGTTCGTCGTCTTCTTATCACTGTTAAGAAGTACATCGCAAGTTCAGCACGTTACTTGGTCTTCGAACAAAACACCGAAGCAACACGTACACGTTTCTTGAACATTGTCAATCCATATCTCGCAGGTATTCAACAACGTTCTGGTTTGACCGCATTCCGTGTGGTTATGGATGAAACCAATAATACACCAGATATTATTGACCGCAACATTTTGGTTGGTGCAATCTATCTCCAACCAACCCGTACCGCAGAATTCATCAAGTTGGATTTCAATATTCTCCCAACTGGTGCAACCTTCGATACCATCTAATCAGTTTTTTTAATAACCACTATTTATTTAAAGTACCAATCTATATCTGGAGAGCCATATGGCAAATTTGGTCAATGAACAAGAACTATTTTTCACCGCATTCGAACCAAAGACTGCGAATCGCTATATTATGTCTATCGACGGAATTCCTTCCTATCTTATCAAGAAGGCAGACCGTCCAAAGATTACCCAAGAAAAAAAGCGTTTAGACCACATCAATCTACAACGCTACATCAAGGGTAAGACTGTATGGGATGAAATGGTATTAGAATTATATGACCCAATCGTACCATCAGGTGCACAAGCAGTAATGGAATGGGTTCGTCTTCACCACGAATCAGTTACCGGTCGTGACGGATATGCAGAATTCTACAAGAAGGACATCATCATTAATGTTCTTGGTCCAGTAGGTGATAAGGTTGAAGAATGGATTCTTAAGGGCGCACAAATCACCAAAGTTGAATTCGGTGAAATGAGTTGGGAAAAGGATGACCCTATGTCCATCTCATTGACCATCCAACCAGACTACTGCATCCTCAACTACTAATATTGTAGTAAAAGCAAAAACCCCACCTAAAAAGTGGGGTTTTTTGTTATATACCAATACTTAGTGATACTTATATAAAGGTGTATTTTTTCGAGGAAGACTATGGCAGAAATTACTGAATTCAACATTGGTCAAGGGGAAACTTTCAAAATATTGACCAGCCTAGAAAATATAGATACAGATTCTTACTTAGATATAACAAATTATACATTTACTGGCCAAGTTCGTGAAAATTTTAGCACGGATGAAATTGCTGCTACATTCACGATTACAAAAGTAAATCCACAGACTTCGGGAAGTTTCTATATAGAATTGAGCCCTTCGGATACAAGTGCATTAACACAGCGTAAGTATGTGTATGATGTCAAGATGACCAGTGGTTCCATCACTCGTCGTGTTCTTGAAGGATACTTTGTCGTTCGCCCAGCTGCTACGAGATAATAGATGAGCAATTTTATCGTCAATACCGATATTCCAAATCTTCGGGTTGTTGTTAGAGAAGGTGACCAATATAATATAAACATCGTTCCCGGTAGAATTACTACCCAAGTAACTGGGTCATTTACTAGTTATGCGGATATGGCTGGAATAGCTGCATCTGCCTCGTATGTAAGTGGTGCAAGTGTAAGTGCTCAATTCGCAACATCAGCGAGTTATGCACAAACCGCAGAAACTATAAATTTTGCAACGGTAACACAAAGTTCTTATTTTGAAATTCCAGTTGTAAGTGGATCTAAGTTAGCTACAGATGGAGATGTAAAATTAACATTTAATCCCGCAACACACCAATTAAGAATTAGTGGAGGTCTTGGTCAGACCGCAGGAAACGTTAGAATAGATACAACTGGAGTAGCAATTAGTTCAGGATCCACCCACACATCGGGATTAAACAAAGATGGTGTGTTTACATCATATGATGGAAAGCAAATTGGATTAGTTGGATTTCCGTCACAAATAGCCAGCCGTCCAGGATTTGCAACACACGATAATCCTGCAATATTTGTTACAAGTGGAAGCACAGATTTTACTGCTTATATTCCATTAGAATTTCAAGGGTCGGGAAGTTATACTGATGGACGAGTAACGGTAAACACTCCGTTAGTAGCAAAACAAAGTATAGAAGTCACAGGTTCCACAACCGTTACAGAATTTGTAAAATCTAATGAATACAAGTTAAATGCAGGAACAGTTTCTATTGTATTTACTGGGTCTATTAACCAAGGAATATTCGGGGTTACAGAATATGTACAGCCGTATATTTCAACGACGCAATATTCAGGTATGACTGTAGAATACCTTGCACAACGTCCAGGTGCATGTCGGATGGGTATTATTATGGCATCGTGGTTAAATACGGCCAGTATCGTATTTACAGACATATCTACTACAGATATCGGGGATACTAGTGATATATCGTTTAGATTCCTAAGTAGTTCAAATGAATTACGGTTACGCGTTAATAGTGAAGGCACGGGTACAGGTGCTTGGACTGTACAAAGTTTATTCAAATTGTTTCCAAATTTGAATTCTTAAAAAAGTATTTAATATTTATATACAATAAAACCCCGTTGGGAGAACCGTATGGCGAATGAATTTATTGCACGTAAAGGTCTGATAGTCCTTGCGAATGGTGCGAAGGTAACAGGCTCTTTAGGTGTTCAAGGTGATATTAACGCAACTGGCTACAATGTCACGGCATCAAATCTCCAGTTACTTGGAAGTGCAAGTATCAATGGTGATATTACAATCGGTGGTAATCTAACGGTTGGTAACGCAGACCTTGATGTAGTCAAGTTCCTAGCCGAAGTTAGTTCTTCTATCGTTCCCGATGTCAACAATGCGTTTGACCTCGGTTCTGGGTCCAAGTATTGGAAGGACTTATATGTAAGTGGTACCGCATATATCGGTACAGTTCAAGCAACTACAATTAATCTTGACAGTATTACAGTTCTTGAAGATTTAACAGTTCAAGGTAACACGAACTTAGGTAACGCACTAACTGATAACGTAATAATTTCTGGTAGTGTAATTAACACGGGGTCAATCAGTTCAACATCAATTAGTGGGTCATTCTCTGGTAGTGGTGCACAAATTACTAATATCCCAAATAGTGGATTAGTCAATAGCTCCGTAACCGTTACCGCAGGTAGTGGTTTAACTCAAGGTGGCTCAGTATCACTTGGCGGTTCTGTTACTGTCGCACTTGATACGGGGTCGGCAACATTTAACGATGGTGTCAAGACTAAGTTAAACACAGAAGGTATATTCAGTAGTTCTGTACAAACCGATGTTCGTAACACCACTGGTATTGCAACCATTGCAACTACTGGTTCAAATGTATTCACCGCCGGTCAAACAATTAGTGGAAGTGTTTTACTTGGCTCAAACGGTGAAATTCGTGTAGTAAACAATACAGCAAGTACTCTCTTTGGATTCTATGATGGTACAAACATCCTTGGGTCGTATTACCAAATGTTTGGTAACAACTATTCAAATACAACACAACGAGGCAGTGCAGAATTCGTATTTGACACACAAAATGGCGGTGTCAGTGGATTCAACGTTGCAGAATACAACGGCAGCACATGGACAAGAAGATTCAGAGTAGACAGTACCGGCGCAAATGTAACAGGTTCATTTGCAGTAACCGAAGGCATCACCGGTTCTCTTCTTTCAACCAACGGTGTTGTATCGAGTAGTAACCAAATTGATGTTCGTAACACCACTGGTATTGCAACCATTGCAACTACTGGTTCAAACACCTTTACTGGTATTCAAACAATCAGTAATACTACCAACAGTACAAATTTTGCAGATGGTGCATTAATTGTACAAGGTGGTGTTGGCATCACTAAGGATGTAAACATCTCTGGTAGTTTGACCGTTACTGGATTGTTGACCGCAGTATCCACCTCTATCCAATATGTTACATCTTCACAACTTAATATCGGTTTAAGCAGAATCACGGTAAATGACGATGACCTAGTAAGATTTGCTGGTCTATCCGTTGTTGACTCTGGTTCAACATTTGGAACAGGCTCATTCCTTTGGGATAGTTTAAGTAATCGTTGGATAGTTGAAGCAGATGATGCAAATTACGAGTCAGCAGTACTCATTGTTGGTCCAAAGCACACTGGAACACTTGGCGATGAACCATCAATAGTTGATTATCGTGTTCCTGTTGGATTTACGGACCATCATATTGATAATAGAGTAGAATCAAGTTCTATCCGTGTAGATTTCCCATCACGACTCACTCACGTTGAAGCAGGACTGGTTATAACGGGTTCAGTAACTTCATCAGTAGGATTCTCTGGTGATGGTAGTCAACTTACAGGTATCGTTACAGAACTTGCACTTACTGGTTCAGATGGTGGTACGGGTACTGTCTCACTTAAGACTCAAGCGCTTACCGTTGATGGTACAAACGGTCTAACTGCAACAGTTAGTGGTCAAAC